TTTTATTTTAAATTCAGCAGGAACTAACGTAGAACGGGTAAGTCTTGCAGGTTCTTACAGTATTTTGAACCTTGTTTATGATAAAACTAATTCCACTTTTACAGGAACAAACTTAAACGCTATTGATTATTTTCAACGTTTAAACCTTGACACCATTAATTTTACGGTCTATACCGTGGCGACTTTACCTAGCGCGGTTACCTCTGGGGTTGGAACTAGGGCCTTTGTGTCGGATGCTTTGCTGCCAACTTTTGGCTCAACTGTGGTCGGCGGCGGTGCTGTAAAAGTGCCCGTGTACTCGGACGGAACCAACTGGAAAGTTGGTTAATTGGACTGAACGTGATAACATATATCAACCCATATTTCAAGAGGCAATTATGAGCCTACAAATTGCTGCCCAACATTTAGCTTCCAAAGGTCGAGGCCCCGATACAACGCTTGTCCATATGTCTCATGGAGAAGTCAAGAGCTTACAAGACATTGCCAAAGCTCACGGAGGTTCTCTGACTGTCAACCCTAGCACAGGTTTGCCTGAAGCTGGGTTTTTGTCGTCTATCTTGCCTATGGTGGCTGGCGCTGGGTTAATGATGATACCGGGCATGCAGCCTTTGGGTGCTGCGGCTATTGTTGGCGCTGGAAGTATGCTGCTTAATCGTGGGAGCATAGAACAAGGTTTGATGGCCGGTTTAAGTGCTTATGGCGGTGCCAGCCTAGGCGAAAGCTTGGCTATGGAGGGTGTGAAATCAGCTAATGCCGTAGTACCAGAAGCGGCCAAGGCAGCTCCCAGTGCGGCTACAACTGTTGGGGGGCCCATGTCAGCCTTTCCACAAGGTACTCCATTAGCGCCACTTGCGCCTTCTAGCGGTAGTGCAGGTATGAATCAACTTATCGGCGAATTTGGCGGCGCTTCAGCAGGCGCAGCGCCCGTTCCAAACGCAATGGCAGGACTATCACCTTCTCAGGTTTCGCCCGTTGCACCCGTCACACCCGTTGCACCCGTCACACCCGTTGCACCCGTCACACCCGCGCCCGTATCGACTGCGCCGACTGGTATAACAAACGACATGGCGAAAGCTTCTTTTGCCAACATGACTCCAATGGAGCGTGCTGGTGCTATGGGCGAAGGTTTTACCGGGAAGAACTTGACTAATTTTGCAATGACACACCCCATACAAACCGCTGGTATGGTGGCTGGGCCTTTATTGGCTTCACAAAATCAGCCCGGAGTTCCAACTACGCCAGTAGATAGAGACCCCGGCCAACAGTATGATTACTATCCCGGCGCAGCTTTGCCGACTCCCTCCGCTGACCCGTATGGCAGAGAGAAGTCTTATTACGCGGGTTCGTACCGCCCAAGAACTGCCGCTGATGGTGGCATGATGGGTTGGCCCGCAGGTGAGTCTGTTATGAAGATGGCAGATGGTGGCGTACCTACATACGGGCCCGGAGATATGGGTAGATTTGCCACCGATACGGCAACTGATTTTTTGCGGCAAAGATTCCCGCAACTTATGGGGCTTGATTCTAATTCCCCAACAAAGAAATACACATACGACCCGCAGATCCAAAAATACATTGAAAGCGGCATGAGCACGCCGTCAGAGGCCCCGCAAGGATACGATTACAACGCCCAGAACCAACAGTTTACTGCGCAAGTACCACCAACTACCCCGATGGCAACCGGAGGCATATCCGACGCCCACTACAACTTAGGCGGTTATTCTGATGGTGGTCGGCTGCTTCGTGGCCCCGGTGATGGGGTGTCCGATTCAATACCTGCAACCATAGGACGTAAGCAACCCGCTCGGCTAGCCGACGGTGAATTTGTGGTGCCTGCCCGTATTGTTTCTGAGTTGGGCAACGGCTCTACAGAAGCTGGCGCTCGTAAGCTTTATGCGATGATGGACAGGGTGCAGAAAGCTCGCGGTAAAACGGTAGGTAAAGGCAAGGTAGCTAAGAATTCTAGAGCCGACAAACATTTACCAGCATGAACATACAGTATGTGTCGCTAGAGTGGGTAAACAGAACTTGGCCGTCGGTCGAGAAGTATATAGCATCCGCACTAGAACACGCGCAGGGGGATTACACTGTAGACCAAGTGAAATCTTTGGTCACGCAAGGGCAGTGGGTTTTGTTGGTAGCTGTTGATGAAAACGGTATACAAGGCGCAGCTACTGTAAATTTTTACAACCGCCCGAATGATCGGGTTGCTTTCATTACGACTATCGGCGGCAGATTAATTAGCAATCGTGATACGTTTCAACAGCTAAAGAATTATGCTGCGTCTATGGGAGCCACTGTAATAGAAGGTGCGGCCAGAGAAGCCATAGCCAGACTATGGCATAGGTATGGGTTTGAAGAAAAATTCCGGATTGTTGGGGTAAAACTATGAGATTTAGCAAACACGCAGCGTTGTTGGATATCCCACATCTGCCAACCGAAGCGTTTAAACATTGTGGGGATCGTAAGATTAAGCTTTATGCTGGCGATCCACCCGCCCCGCCTGCTGCCCCAGCTACGACTTCCCAAACCCAAACGGCAGAACTGCCCGAGTGGGCTCGTCCGTATGCCAAGGAAACTCTTGCCAAGGGTCAAGCTTTAACCGACATCAACAAAAATCCGTATCAAACATACGGCGCTGATCGGATTGCGGGGTTTACCCCCATGCAGCAACAGGCTCAACAGCAAGCCCAAAACATGCAGCCTTCGGCTCAATTGGGTATGGGAACTGGTATCGCGGCGCAAGCTGGTTTAAACGCTTTAAACACAGAATACCAACCGGGTCAATTTACCAATCAATTCCAAGCCCCGCAAGCTTACCAGCCAAGTCAGTTTGGCATGTTGAGCGCACAAGCCCCTAATTTGCAGTCGTATCAGATGGGGCCCGCAGAACGGGTTTCTGCTCAGCAGGTTGGAACGCCTCTAATGGATGCGGCTCAGACTGGATACCAACCCAATCTACAGACATTCCAAATGGGGCCCGCCGAGCGGGTCAGGACACAGTCTTTTGCCAATCCATATTCCGCAAGCGCGTACATGTCTCCGTACATGCAGAATGTGGTGGATGTTCAACAACGTGAAGCTCAGCGTAGCGCAGACATTGCAGGCACTCAAAGAGCCGCTCGGGCGACACAATCTGGTGCATTTGGTGGCTCTAGACAGGCTATTGAGAACGCAGAAGCTGCGCGTAACTTGGCAACCCAGAAGGGTGATATTCAGGCTGCGGGATTGCAGTCGGCGTACCAGCAAGCTCAGGGTCAATTTAATGCCGAGCAACAAGCTAGGTTGCAAGCTCAACTGGCAAATCAGCAAGCAGGCCTTCAAGTCGGCGGTCAAAACTTACAAGCTGCTCTTGGCGTACAGCAATTGGGAACTCAAACTGGTTTGCAGACAAGTCTGGCAAACCTCAGTTCCGCTCAACAAGCCAATGTACAGAATCAAGCTGCTCAGCTTCAGACTCAGGGCATGAATGCCCAACAGGCAATGCAAGCTGCGCTAGCTAACCAGCAGGCTGGTTTACAGGTCGGCGGGCAGAATCTACAAGCTGCACTTGGTGTACAGCAATTGGGCGCAGGACAAAACCTCCAAGCGCAGTTGGCTAATCAACAAGCATATCAACAAGCTCAAACAGCGGGGGAACAATCCCGTCAGTTTGGCGCAGGTCAAGGACTACAAGCTGCAAGCCTTGGTGCTCAATACGGTCAGGCTGCTCAACAACTTGGCGAGCAGTCCAATCAATTTGGCGCTGGTCTGGGCATGCAGGGGCTTCAAACAGGTCTGCAAGCTGCTGGTCAGCTGGGACAACTTGGTCAGACTCAGTACGGCCAACAAATGGGTATTAATCAGTTGCAGGCTCAGTACGGAGCGCAGCAGCAAGCTCAACAGCAGCAAGCGAACGACATTGCGTATCAGAATTTCCTGAACCAGCAGAACTACCCATATAAACAGTTGGGCTACATGTCCGACATGATTCGCGGTATGCCGTTGGGTCAGCAGTCTACATCTGCTATCTATCAAGCTCCGCCCTCCGCGATTCAATCCGCTGGCTCACTGGGCCTAGGTGCGTATGGTTTGAGTCAATTATTTAAGGCGGACGGTGGCCTGACTAAATCCTACGCTGGCGGCGGCGTGACTAGCCAAAGCAACATAGAAAATATTCTTAGCAAACTTAGTGATGCTCAGTTAGCACAGGCCAAACAGATGGCCCTCGCACAGCGCGATGCCGCTAAAGCTGAAATGATTGATACTGAAATGCGCGAGCGTGCGATTGCTCGTAATGGAATATCCGGTACCGCATCCAACAGAATGATGGATAGCATTCTCCCAACAGAAGAAAGCATGGCCCGTGGTGGCATTGTGGCTTTTGCTGGGGGAAGCGGCCCCGGGGCCATAGAAGAAACTGAAGATGAAGGTGGAAGCAAAGGTCTTACGCTGGAAGAGTTAATTCAAGGCAACAAAGGTAATCCGGCGGCAGCAAATGAGTACAACGCACTCCTGCTAAGTCAAATCAAGAAGTTGCAAGCAAACGATATACCTGCTTACACGGCTGATGACCGCAAAAGAAATATTAAGGCTAACTATGAAGAGTTACAAAGCCTAGCTGGCCCAAGTCCTTACGGAAACATTAAAACTCAAATTGAGAATATGGGCACCGAAGGCGCAGCTAATTTACAACAGCAAAAAGGCTTAGCTGCTTTAGCGGCTATGCAGGGCATGGTTCAGGGCAATAACTTTATACGTGGTTTAGGTCAGGCAGGCGGTGCATTTGCTCAAGCGTATGCTCCTGCAATTAAGGCCAACCAAGATTTGAAGCGTTCGATGGCAAGCTTGAATATTAACTTAGCTGATGCTCAGCGCCAAGAAAATCTTGGTAATGCCAGAGGTGCGATTGCTGCGGAAGACCAAGCACGTAAAGACAGAGCCGACGTTTTGCGTGCTACTACTGCAAGAGACAAAGCAATTGCGGATTTGGCCGCTTCCGGTGTCAGACTCAACATGCCGAGAAAAGGTGCAGGTGCCGGGGCTGCTGCCCCTAAACCCAACCCAACTATCTACTCTATTGAAGGTATTTTAGAGGGGCTAAAAGAAGAACATGCGGGTGATCCTACATGGACACCAGCAAAATTAAAACGCGAAGCAGTGAGCGAGTACAATCGGCAGACCAAAACAGGTACGGCTGGGGTTGAAGCCAAACAGCTTGAAAGCTGGGACAAAGAACTCGAAACTAAGAAAACTCTTTCGCCTACAAAGTGGAAAAAATTGGTTAAAGATCAATTCGGTGGGGATGAAGCCGCAGCCGAGAGGGACTTCAGACAGCGTAAGATTAACAACTTACCGACTGACATGTATACTTTTAACAAAGATAAAGCTGGCGGTGCCCCTGTTGCCGCTCGTGGATCGGCTGAAAACCCCATACGCTTAGATTAAAGGGGCGCTAAATGCCTGTATATCAATACAAAGGTCAGCATTATGAGTTGGCAGAAGTTGACCCTGCATTAGCTAAAGCTAAGATACTTAAACACTTGGGTGAGGATTCTGCTCCAGCAGCCGCGCCTACAGAACCCCAAGCAGCCCCTGCACAGCAAGCCGAGCCCACCCGGCAAATTGCACCTGCTCCAGTACAACAAGCTGTCTCTGCGGAACCCCCACCTTACAAAGACAAACGTGAGGCGCTTGATGATGCAGTTAACCTGCTTGAAGAAGGTGTAAGCAAAGAAGAACTTATTCCTGCGTTTACCAAGATGGGAATACCATGGGAACAAATTATTGCTCATGGAAAGCAACGAGGTAGCGAATACTTCAAGCAAGCCGCCGAACCTACACCTGCACCTATTCCGCAAAGAACAAATAAACCTTCAGGCACTATCCAAGCCGCTCCAGAGCCGGGCTATTTAGAGGGCACCATCAACTTATTCAAACGCGCAGGTGCTGGGCTAAGTGATACCGCCACAAGCTACTTGTTGCAATCTGGTGCGATTGACCCAGACCAAGCTGGTCGTGTGTTGGCACAAAGCGCCAAGCGTAGAGCCGCCGCTGCTCCTAACTCCGATATTCAAGAAGGTATGCGAGCAATCGGTGAAGCCAAAACTTTTGGTGATGCTGCCGTAGCACTTTACGATAACCCACGCGCCACAATGGCTATGTTGGCAGAATCGGTTTTGACTAGCCTACCTACTATGGCCCCTGCATTGGTGTTAGGCCCAGCCGGAGTGGTTACTAGAAGTGTTGCAGCCGGAGTTACTTCTGGTGGTATGGAGTATGGTTCGGTTATGGCTGATGTTCTCCAAGACCGCAAAGTCAACATGCTTGACCCAAATGCAATTGCCAAAGCGCTAAAAGACCCGGAGTTTATTGCCGAGGTTAAAGACAAAGCAGCTAAACGTGGTATGACAATCGGCATCATCGATGGCCTCACTATGGGCATTGCAGGTCGGTTTTTGCGCCCTGCCCAAGCTCTCATTGCGGAAGGCAAACTTGCAGGTGCTGCGGCTAAGAAAGCAACCGTCGCTGCATGGGGTAAAGAGCTAGCAACTCAAATGGCTGGTGGTGCTGGCGGTGAATTTGCTGCACAAAAGCTGACTGGGGAAAACAAACCCGCCGCTGTGTTGCTCGAAGGTTTGGCCGAGGGGATTACCGCGCCATTAGAAGCCCGTTCTAATTTACGCGAGTCTGCGCAGCTTGAACAAAAAGCACAGCAAATTCCTACAACTATTACATCCTCCGCCGATCTAGGGCCTCTAGGGGAAGAACGTCCCGGCGCACCTACCGAACAGCAAAAGCTTTATCGTTCATTTGACGAAATGGAGCAAGAGGAAACTGAGAAGATAACGCAAAGCCTGCTTGCGCAAAACTTTCCTGAAGACAGTGCTCGCCGCATTGCAGCTAAGCGCGTATTGGAAAACCGCAAGCAGAGAATTAAAGACGCTATTATTGAACCCGCGCAGGATGAAATTGAACAGCGCGTAAAAGAATTGATTGACGCGGGTATTGACCCTAAAGTCGCTCTTACACTAGCCCCCCAACAAATTAAAGGCGAAAAAGAAGCAGATGCGCTTGCCCAAGAGGAAGTACAAGGAGCCACTGATGTTACAAGACCTATCGGAGGAACAACTGGAGCAGGCACTAGCGTGGCTGGCGAGCCCAGTGCAAACGTACCCGCCCAAGGGGTTGGAGGGGCTGAACCAAGTGGAATGGTATCTGCTGGACAACCTGTTACAGAACCTACTGCTGGAGAGGGATCACAGCCCAGTGCATTAGGGTTGACTCGCGGAGCGGTTACACCGGAAGCAATTAGCAAACTGTCTGATGAGCAGTTAAACATTGAACTCAACAATATCTACCTCAATGATGACGAAAATGCGCTCGTACAAGCAGAATTAACCAAACGTCAACAAGGGGCGCAGCCCCGTACATTAACCGAGACGACAAATGAACCTAGACCGACAGAGACGATTGGTGAGCCTACTACTGCGCCTACCACTACCGAAACCGATACGACTCAACCTGCTGGTACACCTACTGAAGCTGTAGCAGAAACGCAGGGACAAAAAGCAGCCTCAACCACAGACGACCAAGCCGCACTCCAAGCCGAGCTAGACGAAATTCAAAACGCTTCACCTGAAGATCAAGCGTTTATTGAACAACAAGTTACGGCTACTAAAAAACGAGCACCGGGTGCTGGACGTAAGCCTCTAACTGCTGAGCAAAAAGCGGCTAAAGAAGGTGAGCGTAAAGAAACCCGCAAGGACTACACCGCTGCTGAGCGTCAGTTCAGCGGTAACAAAAACAATCTGCTTAAGCAACTAGAGGCTGCAAACACGCCCGTTGATGAAGCCGAGATGGAGAACGAAATAGCCCTAGAGCAGGCTAAAAGAGAAAAAGACCAAGAGAAATTATTTGTAGTTAAAGAGCTGCTTGCTTTAGAAGCGGCGCATCGTGGCACCGCACTGGGTAAGCGGGTCAAGGCTGTCTTAAACGACAAAACAAAAATTTCTGAAAAAGACATAGAACGAGCCAAGCGGTCTAAAACCAGACAAGAAACGATTCTTGACGAAGCACGGCAAGAGCTTAATGCGGCTAACCAAGCGGAAGATGGTAGCTATACAACTAAGGCTAGATTTTCCGAGGCGCGTAAAAACGGCGTTCGTAAAGCAAACCCAAAACTCACGGGGATAATGACTGGAGCACAGGCGCTGACAATTATTGCAAAGTCTGGTTCATGGTTCCAAAAGCTACTGGCCAACCGACTACGTCAGTTTGTTCCTAACCTGCGTATTGTGGTGCTTGAAAAAGGGCAACCCCTTCCCGCTCGACTTACAAGTGCAGGCGAAAACCCAGAAGGTCGTTGGAACGGATTGTTCATGCCCGGCACTGACCCGGTCATATACATCACTGGGACAAGTTTCGGAGAATTCAACGGCCAAAACAACGTCACAGTTTTGCACGAGATACTGCACGCAGCTTTGAATAGCCGTCTGTATGCGGGCATGGCTGACCTAAACCCCAAAGCCAAAAAGTTCACCGACCAAATTATTAAGTTGATGGAGCTTGCTCGTGACTCCTACGAACGGATGGAAGGAATGGGGCTTATTTCTGATGCGTTGACTGCTAGGGTAAAAAGCACAGCGGTTAGGGATGAGGACACAGGCGAAATTTACTACGAAATATTTACCTCTCCAGATGAGTTCTTGTCGTACGCACTGACCGAGGTTAGCGTACAAAACTTTTTGCGCAAGCTAAAGGGATTTGAAACACCAATAGGCAAAGTAGCGTCGGCGTTTAGCGACTTTGTACGCGCTGCTTCTAGAGTACTGGGTATTGGTACAGGTAAAAATGGTGAAGCAGAAAACAATGCCCTGATGGAATTGATTGACGCCACGGACAAACTGCTGTCCGCGCCTATGCCTGAAGGTCTGATAGAAGCCATAGATGAAACTATGGATGGAGCAACGTATGCATCGGCTACCAATAAACCAAAAGAACCTATATCTACTGCGTCGGTAATTCCAGACGAACTTAAAGAACAAGTTCGTACCGCAGAAGAACTGAAGAAAGCCGCTGCTACAGCCAGAGAAACTGTAGCAGCTTCCAGAGAAGGGGAAGAAGGCGAGGGCATCGAGATGATGCAGATGGCCAGAGACCCAGAAAAAGCTTTGATTCTTTTAAAGGGCCTAGTAAACCGCAGGTGGCAGAACATGACCCATGCGGCTGTAAAGCGGCTTGTAACAATGCCAACTATGCCATTCTTGGCTGATTGGTCGGGCATTAGATCTTTAGAAGACGTAAGTACGCAGCTTCAAAGCATGCTTGGCATGTCTAATTCCCTGCAAGCTGGCGCAGGCAGCATTCTTGCAAAGTTCAAAAAAGAACTTAACCCCCTATGGGGAAGTGCTAAAAAGTTCCGTGAAGATTTTGCAAGCCTAGTTTACGAAAGCACTATTGCGCAGATCGACCCATCAAACCCCAAAGCAAAAGAACGCAGTACGGACATTGATGCACTGTGGAATAAAGTCGGGGCTAAAGGCCAAAACATGTATCGCCAGCTAAAGCAGTACTACGAAGATTTAATCGACCTTTATTCCGACCTGCTCGATCAGCAAGTTATGGCTATACAGGGCATGGCTCCTGAAGCTAAAGAAAACCTGATCAAAGTCCTGCGACAAACATTTGAGGCTGGTGCGCGTATTACCCCATACTTCCCACTAGTACGTCGCGGCAACTACTGGCTGCGCATCAGCGAAAAAGTCGGCGGTGAAACTAAAGAAGCGTTTTACATGTTTGAGTCGGTCGGCGAGCGTAACCAACGCGCCGCTGAGATTGCTGCTTCACGTAGAGATGATGTAGACAACATGATGGACAACGGTACGTTAGATATGAACGACAGCATTGCATCGTTACGTGCAGCGACTCAGGGTAACAGCGAAATGCTAACCAAAGTATTTGATGCTATCGACCAAGAAAAGTTTGATTCACCTCAAGCTAAAGAAGCACTCAAAGATGCTATCTACCAAATCTATTTGAACACTATGCCCGAACAAAAGTTCCGTGGGCAGTTCATTCACCGTAAAGATCGTGCTGGTTTTAGTACCGACGTTTTGCGCAATATATCAACTACGGCTTCTTCGACCTCCATGCACTTGGCCAAGTTGAAGTATTCACCACTGCTACGTAACTCGTTGTCGGCTGCTCGTGAAGCGGCTAAAGGCAACTCAAATCTAACCCCGTTTGTAGATGAGGCGCAAGAGCGCGTCAATCTTGCGCTAGAGGGAGACAAGAATAGTTTGGGTGATGCTATTGCAGGCGTTGCGAACAAGGTATCGTTCTTCTGGTTCTTGTCTGGCGCATCTTCTGCGTTAATTCAACCATCTAGCCTCTATGTTTCTGCACTCCCAGTGCTTGGGGCTAACCACAATAACGTCATTGCAGCGGGTAAAGAGCTGGCTAAAATGATGACGTACATTAATCAGTACAGTGTTGTTAGGGAAAACCCTGATGGCACTACTTCTCTGGTGGCTCCAAGCATTACAAATAACAAGGATGTAACCGAAGACGAAAAGCGGGCGATTCGAGAAATGTTCCAGCGTGGGATTACGCAATCGACGTACGCATCAGAGGTTTACGGGTACAAAAGCATCCCCACTGCACAAGCATCAACCGTATTAGGCAAGACAAAAGAGCTAGGCGTAGAAGCTGCTGATCTGTTAGTCGGAAGTTTGATGCACAACATTGAGCGTTTAACCCGCGAGGCTGTGTATCTTGCTTCTTATCGTCTGGGGGTAAGACGGGGCCTGTCGCCGGACGCTGCTATCAATCAAGCTGTTAGCGATGTAAATGAAGCTTTAGGTAACTACGACGTAACTGCCCGCCCCCGCTTCATGCAACGTGGTATTGGTAAGGTGTTGTCGCAGTTCAAGACATTCCCGCTGCACATGACGCTTTTGATGTGTACTAACTTTGTAAAGATGCTGCCGTTTCTCAACAAAGAGGGCAAAAAAGCAGCCGCTGTTAAATTCTTTGGTATCTACCTCACGGCTGGAAGTATTGCTGGTTTGGCTGGTATTCCCGCATTCAGTCCTATTATTGGCGTAGTTGCTTACCTATTTCAAGAGCTTCAAGGCGAAGATGATTGGCCAGACGAGCTAAAAGACTTGGACGCAGACACTTGGTTCCGCAATGTATTCCTACAAGAAAAGTTGGGGGACATCATGATTGGAAATGTTTCTTTGGCTGACTTAGTAGATTCTGGGCCGCTTAACGCTTTAACCGGTTCCGCTATCGCAGAGCGTATTGGGCTCAACGACCTGTGGGGTAGGGACACCAAAGAAGCCAAGTCTAGCCGTGAAGGTATGGTGGCGTACATACTAGATAAGATGGGGCCAACTGTAAGTTTGGGCCTAAGTGCCGCTGATGCTTGGGATGCGTTTGCTGTCGGCGATGATGTAAAGGCTTGGGATAAGCTGTCTCCTGCGGCTATTCGTAACATTCGATTTGCCATGCGCATGGCTGATGAGGGCATCAAAGACTCTAAAGGCAAGGAAATTGTGCCGCCCGATGAGATTTCTACGGGCAGGTTGTTTGCGCAAATCATTGGATTCCGCCCCGCAGAGATGGCACGTATAGCCGATGTCGGATTCAAACTTACCGCAGCCGAGCAAAGAATTGTGAACGAGCGTAACCAACTAATTTTGTCAGCAAAAGTAGCCGTACGCAAACAGAACGACGAAGGCGATGAAGCTTTAGAGAAATTAGTTGAAGGGGAGATAGCGAAATTTAACGAGAAGCACCCAACTTACGGAATAAAGAATGACGACCTAACCAAAATATTAAAAGAAGATATGAAGGCTCGCGCAAGTGCTAGGTTAGGTGTTTCAGTCACCGAGAAAAACGCTGCATTTGCCGACTTGCCACTCTACAAACTTGAAGAACGGATTGAAAGAGAACGCGAAGATCGTAAGAAATAAAAAACCCCCGGACAGTGCCGGGGGTAAACCTATGGAGAACTACTAGCAACTGCTTACTAGTGGGGCGGAGTATAGCTCAGGCCCTCCACACGCGCAAGCCCTTTATGCCATCAACTATTACAACTTTTGTAACAATATTCATCTTTAGTCTTTTCGCCACTGTAGCGATTGTTTCTTTAGCTGCTCGGTGATCCACGCACGGTACAAAGAACGAGTAGCCTTTGCGAAACTTAGACCAGTCAAGCTGATACGTCACCGTCTCTATTTTCATCTTGCGGCAGTAATGCGTCTACGTGCAGGAAATCAGAGTTAGAAGCATCAAATTTAAGTATGCGAACAGCGGGCGAAACCACTTTCATGCCTTTGGACATACGCTTGTTTGAAGCCTCAACAAATATCTTCAGATCACCCAACTGCTGCAATAGAGTCTTGTAGTTGACCTGCTGTTTTACGCAGAAATCTTTGAATTGCTTAGCGGCTATGTACAAATCTTTAGTGTCTGGCTCGTAACGTATGAGCAGTTCGCCACGGGGCTCAAGTAACGGCAGTGCCGACAGGTTACTGCGCGAATCAACTTCACCGTTAACAACTAGAGCGTTATAGATGTGGGCGTTGATAAACTCGCCGAGCACCGTAACCGGCGTGAATTGCGGGGGCTTGACTTCATTGCGCATATCACCGAGCATGCCTTTAAGCCACTCATACACCGCCTGCATATCATAGTCATGCAGTCCTAAGTTTTTGGCAATCAAGCCACCAGCTATGTTACATGCTGCCACCGCAGACCAGAAACGCTCTCGCGCCGTGAACTGAACTTCCCTGTCTATGCGGGCTTGAACTTTCTTCAGCAAAGCCTGTGCGTCTTCTAGGTTGTTAACCAGCCACTGTATGTAAATTTCACCGGCGTGTCCGTAGTTCTCGTTCAGTTGATGGTCAAATAATTCTTTACCCTCGGCGACACTAATCAAATTATTAGGTTCAATCTTGTATTCCAACAAGCGTACAGATTCGCCATCGGGTGTGTTTTTCGCTGCCCCCAATTTTTCGTAGAAGCTAGCGTTCGCCGACGATAACGTAAGGTTCTGCCAGCTCGTGTTGTTGATACGCAGAGCATTGGTCTGGCTCTTGGCTCGGTTCTTGCCCCGTCCTTGGGATATGCCGTACGCCAAGTCTGAGAATTCGATGCCCGACATGTTAGTAATCTCGTCCATCGTGTTGGGAAGATTATTCATAACCCCTAGCTGCTGCATCTTGGCGTTGATCGTATCCTTCTCGATTGCCATCATCGCTTTTGGTTGTCCGTATACGCTATTGCACATACGCAGAATGGTGGATTTGCCAGACCCAGCGAACTCATATATCACGTTGATGATCGCGCCATCCAACCCAGTAAACTTAAACAGTGGGGAACCAAACGCCGATAACGCTCCAAATGCATGGGGCTCCATCCCCTTCATGGCGTACATGTTGAAGACTTTTTTCCACGTATCAAAGTCACCTTTGGGGTGAATATTTTTGGCGAAGAACTCGGTAGTAGAAGACGGGGGGCTGTAAAACGAACCATCTTTCGTAATCTCTTTGTCCCCCATGATGAACTTACTATCACCCTCGACCCATCCAAATTGTGTTCTCATAGTTTCTGCCTTTCTCTGATACTGTAGATTTTTCACGAATGTAATTACAAACGTGGCCAAATTTTCATACTGCTTGTGGTGTGCTACCACCCCCTGTTGGGCTAGCAGCTTTCTAAGCTCGTCTTTTGCCGAAATAGCTGAAGTAGATATAGCAAACTCTTTAACGCCATCGTGCGGTAGATGCAACCGAAACAAAGCCATCTCACCGATCTCGGCGTCCCGCATTCGCTTCACTACATACAAATCGTGTTCGTATACAAGTGTTGGCTCAGACTCCTCTTCCTCGGCTGGGCGCTTGTAGATACCGCCGTTCTTACCGCGAAAAAAAGGATGTGGATATTCCGGTATGTTTATATTTCGCTGGCCGGAGTCTGTGTCCGCTACGACCACGTTGTCTTCCTGATTGGCTTCTTCTATCTCCATACCAAGTACGATAGGAGATTTAATTTTTCCTTTATGCACACAACCATCGCAACCGCCGGGGTTTAACTTCTCGAAAGTGCCGCAATGGTGTGGGCCGCCTTTGTCTCTAAGATGGTGTAGTTTTCGGCTAACTTCCAGCTCGTCGTAATCAGGGTGCTTGTTCGACATCTTACGTGCCGCCGCATCGCCGTCTTTACAAAACGCTGCTATGGATAGCGCGGATCTCCAAAGGGGTTCGTCTATTGATTCTTGGTTCTCAAAGCAATGAACTAACTGATTGCACCCCTCTCCATTAGCGGAGCGCATCATGATGGTCTTAAATACTTTTACCTTATTAGCCATTAGAGCTTCCATCATGGGGCTCATAGTTCTTGGCGGTATAAAGTCTGGAACTTCTACGTCGGCTGCACCGAGTAGCTCTTTCAACTGCGCGTACGGAATACGAGACGATTGAGCGCTTAGGACTTCAACCGGCTGCGCCTCACTTTGTTTGAAGTTGAAAGTACCCGGTATACGCAGGACACGGGACGCCTCAAACACCGACGAATCTACGATCAAACCATGTTCAACACAAAGTGTGCGTAGTCGGTCGGCGAGAGGTTTCCACTCTGCGCGGGATAACGTTTCTTCAAGCAACCAGTAAGCGTGTATTCCGTAGCCGGAACTTACTAGGATTGGACGGGGTAAGCCGACTACCTTGCAGAACTTCTTGAATTCGTCTAGTCCAGTTTGCTGGTCTATGTATCCTTTTATTTTTCCGTCTTTATCGGGTGTGGCCTTCGTGGGGCCGCAGTCAATATCCATCCAAAGCGCACGGAAGTACGTGGCGTTTTCATGAGTCCGGTTGTTAACGGGGCCAAACTTAGCGCATCCAAAATACGCATCAACCCCACTGGATACAAAGTTTTTAGCTAGTTCATCGACTTCTTCTCGGGTGTCTACAAAATGTTGGTCGGGGTACTTTCCTATCCCAAGTACACAGTACCGCCCCTCCGTGGGCAATACGGTATCGAGTAGGTCAAAATTGGACATGTTATTGGCGTTTCTTGAGGACTTGCAGATATTCGGCGATCTTGTCGTTGTGCTTATTGCTGGGGACAGAACGACCCCAGAACCAGTTGTAAACCGTCATCCGGCTCACGTCTAGTTCCTGTGCAACATCGTTCACCGGCACACCTAACCGTATGCAGAGTCGGCCCAAGGTTACGCCCAGTGACTTGAGAGAAGCTTTTTTATTAGCGTCCACTAGCCACTGGCTGTAACCATAGCTCATAAATTACTCCTCGTCACTCCAAGCAGCAACTACGGCGTCAAGGCTTTTCTTGACGGTCGGCGTCGGCTCAGCTGACTTTTTAGTCTCGCGCTTTTTAGGCTCTTCGACTACTGCTTCAGCTTTTGCTGCGATAGGCGCATACACAGGGGCATCCTCTTCCTTAGTCAGTTCACCCATTGGGCGGGTGTTTTCTAACTTAGGACGACCAGACATGTCGGCTTGATACGGTGTCATCACGACCAGCTTATGCACTTCGGGGGAAGCTGCTGCTTTGCTGGTAACTGCATGCTGATGCTGGTTGATGTAGCGTACTGGCGTAAACAGAATAGACTGGTTGTCGTTGTCTTCGTTGAAGCTCAGCTGAGTAATCACATAGTCCAAGCTCTTGCCGTTGTTAGACAAGTACTTGGTGTAGTTCTCAAAGGTATGGGTGTTATCTCCGGAACCTTCACCGAACAAAGACTTAGAAGCTAAGTTAAGTTGATAGACTTCACCTTCCAAAGAAGTACCAAAATCTTCTTCCAACACCATAGCAATACGGCGTGAGTAGCGGCATGCTTTGGAGTTACCCATACCAGAACCTTTGATGTTTTGCTGGCAAGAGTCGCAACGCTCCGCTTGTTTATTGACGCTACCGGCATCCGGTGCAGCACCATCGTTAGAGAAGCAATCAGGGGCAGTAGGCTCAGCATCGGGAGTCCATTGCTTAGCGTAAAAAATACGCCCGACTTTGGGGGATGCGCTGACAACAATCGCATTCAGGGTGCCCTTGATTTTGCCCATCTCTTCACCGCCGACCATCTTACGGAAGATTCCGTTTTTAGGGACGATGCGCTTAGTACCGGTCTTACCGGCGAGTTGCTTTGTAAGCTCACTAACACCCGCAGTTTGCAGGAAGTCGGGGAGGTTTTGGTCGAGTAAAGTAATGTTGCTCATTTCAGTTTTCCTTAGAACGTCTAACAACCACGGTATAAGAGTTCTCTACGTTGAGTCCAGCGGGGAGAACGTCGGGATTCTCTTCAAGAAAAATCTTCATGTTTGTTTGATGAAGTCTCTTCTCTAACAGGCCAAATGCATTGTGTTCATCTATGAACGAATACATTGAATCCCAATCATTAGTCCAGTACCGTGACTTGACTGAACGTATGATCGTGCCATGTTTTGTGCGAACGCTGTCGGCGTTCATTTCTTTGCATACTTCTAAGATGTGCCCATCTAGCACGGACAGTTGCTCTTTCAAGCCCTCATCCTCTGCCTCGTATTTGCGTTTTAGTTCATCTCTAGCATCGCGTATGCGGATATACGCTGCGGCCATCTTATCGAGTGGCATGGAGGTTACGTCCTCCTGAACCTGATCGTCCATGTGTTAGCTCCTGTTGGTTAGGGAAATTTAGTATAACCTAACTTTGTACAATGTCAAGAGTCATCCGAAGAAATTTCTTGTCTGTACAAGTCAATCACTTTGTTGTGGTTGTCAATGTTGCCTTGTAGTAAGGCGTACATCTTTCTCTCTACAGGACTGCCATTTATGTGCACCACGGTCATGTTGTTCACTTGGCCCGGCCTATCAATCCTAGCATTAGCTTGCAGATACGTTTCTACACTAGAGCATGGGGCGTACCAGATGATGGTGTCGGCGGCGGTTAGTGTTAGACCGTGCGAAGCAGCTTGTGGTTGGATGATCAAGACCTTGGGGGTTTCTCGGCTTTGGAACCTGCTGACAATGTCAGTACGTTTGTTCACGCTAACGGAACCGTTTATTACCTCGCATGTAACGTGATGTTTTTCTAAGTACTTCTGTAGCAGTTCTATGGTATGAGTAAACGGGACAAACACCAGAACTTTATGATTCGACTCTTCTATAACTTCTCGGATGACTTGCAGTCGTTGGGACACATCAAACTCGATGATCTCCCCGCTGTCGGTATACACCGCCCCGCCAGCTATTTGTAGCAGCTTGTTGATGCGTACTGCGGCGTTGACTGCCGACACTTCTTCTCCGGCAGCCTCGATAAGCATTTGCTTTTTAAGCGTGTTGTAGTACTTAAGTTGTTGTGGCGTAAGTGGAGCGTCCCTGTAGACGTAGGTAACTGGTGGAAGATCTAAGCATTGAGCTTTCTCAAATCGTATCGCGGGTTGCAATATTCTATGTACTGTGTTCTGTGCATCGGGCCTAGGAATCCACCTAAATTCGCTAACTTTTTGCATGACCGAGTCGCGGAACTGCCCATAGAAAGGAGACACTGACTGGGGATTGACAAGCTTTGCTAATCCATAAGCATCCACAGGCGACTGCGCTGCCGGTGTACCCGTCAACATCCATAGACCTTTAATAGTTTTCATAAGATCCCGCAGGTCTTTCCATCTGTCCGTCTGCGGATTCTTGTACGCTGATGCTTCATCTACAACAATCAAATCGAATCCACCGGCAGCAATCTCTTTCTTAACGATGCCGACCCCGTCAAAATTTATGATCACAAATTCTGCATTGCTGCTTATGGCGGCTCTGCGTTTATCTGCGGCTCCGTAAGCGATAGCTACAGTCCGGTGGATAGCAAACTTAAACAAATCATTCTGCCAAGCCGACTTCATGATCGACAAGGGGCAGATCACTAACACTCGATTTACTAACCCACGTTGCATCAAATAATCTACAGCCCATATAACTGATGCTGTCTTACCCGTACCTTGTTCGTTGAAGCAGAACGCTTTGCGGTTTGTTACCAAAAACTCCGCTGTTGTCTGCTGATGCGCGAACGGGGTGAACCCGTGAGGCCGTGGCCACTCATACTCTAATAGACTCATTTTTTCTTTGGTTTGTTTACTTTAACTGTGTGATCTGAATTGCGACTGAAAGATCGATTGGCGCTCGGCGACTTCAAGCGCAGGTTGCTAGGAGAGTTAGTGCCGCCCTTAGATAGCGGTATGGCATGGTCAATGTCTTTACCTGCTCGGTTGACACCGCGCTTGTCCATATCTTCTCTAGCACGTTCTCTTTCTAGCCTAGCTTTACCTTCACCTCTATCTAACTGTTGTTGGTACTCTTTTTTGTAAGGTCTGGGTTTGTTTACGTATGGCATGGTGTTTCCTTAAACTTCGTGGAATTTGTCAATCGGGATGTATATACATTCTTCTGCGTCCCTAGCATCGCCTCGGTCATACCTCCCGCCGTGGCTCGTCTTGTACCTGTCGGATAACGCAACGGCATAGATACCGTCGGTAAACTTAACAATAAGAACAAATGGGACTCCATAAATCTTACCGGTTTCCAACCCGTTGCGCCACTTAGCCGCGCTCAACATGTACGTGGGGTACTTGGCTTTCGAGTTGCGCCTAGTCTTGATCTCCACAGCCGCTACCATTTCACCGTCGACACTACACAAAAATCCATCCACATTTGAGAGCCTGTCGGCGACCTTGAATACGCAGTCAAGCTTAGACTCCAAGTACGAATGCACTTCGCGCTCTCTGCCCCTATCCTGATCGGTTTCGTATATGGGGCGCATCAGTCTCTACTTTTGTTGTACTCGCAAGTCTTCACCGCGCAAAACTTGCACAGCGGCCCCCATATCGGATTCCATACGCCATTCTTCTTAGCCGCTTCAATGCGGGCTACATCTTGTGTTGGCTTCTCCATGTACTTAAGAATCCTTTCAGCATGATGTTCGGCCTTGATAAATTCATTCGATACGACAAAGGCCAACCCGCTCTTCACCTTCTTTATCTCCGGGAACTTGGCGAAAAGCCCACAAGCCACCAAATCCAATTGCTTTACGTCCGCATATCTCGCACTCTTGCTTGTCTTGTAGTCCACTGAGTACGCTAGGCTCTTCTCCCGATTGATAACTACCAAATCGGCTATCCCATGCCACCAAACATTCGGAGCATTGAATTCGCAAGACTCCAAGTTCTTCGTTAGACCTAGTTTCACTTCGCATAATTTTTCTCCGGGAATAGAGTTAAGTTTGTCCAATAGGGGTTTGATATAGGCGTAGGGTGCAGGTAGGGCCACGCCGTCACGTATGTATTCTTCAGCAGCCGTATGCACGGACTTACCATACAACGTAGCCTCCGTGTCACCTTCGACAACATCTTTAACTACCTTGGTGTGGTAGTACTTTCTAGGACATTGTTGAAATGTTTTAAGGCTACTAAAAGACCAAACAGTACTTTCTTTTTTCTCGCTCATTAGCAGTCTCCGTAAGATTTGCCACATCCGGCCTCACAATTTAGTGGCAATTCGGGGGCCCAAGTTGGCCTACTCCTCATGCACACCTCGACGTATTCTTTAGCGGCTACAGCTTCTTCTTCCCGCACCACGCAAGCAATCGCGTCATGAACAGTCATGACCACTCTGTATTTCTTCGCTACCCGCAGCATCTGATCGCCAATCACAATACGTGCTAACGCTTGGCATACGTTCTCCACGACCTTCCCACCGTATATACGGTTAGGTATAACTGCTTTGCCCTTCTTGGTGTCGTACACCATTTCTGTTTTGCCATTCTCGTCGTCGTGCAGTCTGAGGTTTGGATAGCGTATAAACAATTTGTTGGGCAGTAATATGCCGTCAGCCCCCCTTACTTCGAGTACGCCACCACGGCCCAACGTAGTCTGTTGGTTTTGCAGGACGGCCTTAAGTGCGACACCAGCGGACTTCCACAGCTCCGGTATCTTGGGGTAAGTCAACCTATATGTTTGGATGATTCGTTGCGCCTCGTCATCCGAAACTTCAACACCAAAACTTTTAAGCTGCGCCTTGAACTTTATAGCGCCCATGCCGTAACCAGCACCAAGGATCGTAGTTTTTCCAACAAACCGCTCATCTTTTGTAATGTCTTCGATGTTCTTACCGTAGATAGCGGACGCCATGATTCTGTATACATCCTCGCCGTTATCAAAGGCTTTCACCAGATCATCTTGCCCTGCTAGCCACGCTAAAGTCCTAGCTTCAATCTGCGATGAGTCCGAGTCAATCATCACGTAGCCATTGGGGGCAATGATCGCTGATTTAAGTGGGGAATTCCTCTGCAAGTTTTGTAAGTTGATCTTGTCGTCACCGCCCCAACGACCAGTGTGCGCGGCGTAGTAACGCAAAGGTACGGGTAGCGCCCCGCGATTTGCAATCCCAACGAACCGCTCAGTGCGCGTCTCCTCAATGGTGGATTTAGTACCAAGCCTAGCGGCTACCAAGGCTTGCACAACTGAGTTGGAGTGCTCCAATAAATCTTTAAGCCCTTGGTCATTCTTAGCCAGTGCGTAGGTCTGCTTACCTGTAGTCGGGCTCTTCTTCATAGGCGGCTCAACACCCTGATTTCTGAGCAGGTCGGCGAACTTGGGGTTGCTCATCAAATCTTCACGATTAAATCCACCGAGCAGTGCCGCCTTCGCTTCTTTGGTGGCTTCCAAATGTCTATTGAGCAAATCGATATCTAGCCGCAGTACTGGGTCTGTAAACATACGTATGGTTAGATCAATAAGTCTAAGCTCCGACGGCGGAAACTCTTTGCTCATAGCCTTGAACAAATCCCACGTAAGTCGTACATCGTTGGCGCAGTACTCACCGTATTTTGCAAGCTGGTCGGCGGAAAAATCTTGCCGCTTCAACCCCTTAGCATTAGCTACCTCCGTACCTTTGACGCCTAGTTCGTAGTAAGAGGCTAGCACCGCAAGACTACCGCCTACCTCAGTGCCGTGTAGCGCACGTGCCATTGACAGCGTATCTATCCAACCCTTTGGATTTATACCGTATATCCAGTTAAGTATCGCCCCATCGAATGCTGCGTTGTGTGCTATGGCTAGCGAATTAGCCCAATCGTAGGAAGAAAGGAAGCTATGAATGGCAGCTGCGTCACCACTTAACCACACCGGCTCGCCATCATTCTCCTGTACCGCTACGCCGATCACCTCAAACTGAGGGTCTCTTATGTATTCCTCAGTAGTCTGCTTAGAGAAGCCTATGTCAGAGGAGTAGTAGGTTTCAAAATCAACTGTTAGGACATTCATGGAGGACATTCATAGCTTAGTTTTGTATGGTTCATATAGTGCAATACAAACTCTAGAACCTGCTGTTTGATGCTTTCTTCGCTGAGGACTAAGGTAAAACCCCCGGATTCTTGGATTTCTCGTAGATTTTTGGCTTGTAGCGCGGTGGTTGTGCCCTTACCAGCCTTTGCTTCTATCGCTAAGAACATGCTGTTGACGCAACATAGAAAGTCCGGCACGCCGCTGTTGCCGTAGCCCGTGCCAATAGGCATGGCGTAGTACACGTTGTTAGCTTTTAAGATCGCTTTGATCTTCGCTTTCACTTTGGCTTCAGGTGTTGATGCCATATAATCGCTCCTTTGAAAGGGTAGCTTTAACTATAGCACATCTTTTTACATTGTCAACACAAGACGCAAAAAAGCCCGCACTAGGCGGGCTCGGTGTTTTCCCTTAGCCTAACAATGTTAGGTGGGGGGTCTAGTCTGATTTTCGACGTACTCGGCGAGCACTTCTCTCATCTTGGCTTGCTTTCGGTAAGGGAAGTTGTTGGTGAAGTAGGCCAGCACATATTCAGGCAAGCGTAAGCTGGTGCACGCTAGCGCTGGTTTCTTGCTTGGCCCCCTACCTTTACGCTTGATTTCAGGTTTTAGAAATTCAATTCCTGTAGTCATAGTAAAGCATCTCCTATATCGTCAGGCATAGTACGTTTTGGTTGTTTCGGAAACCTCTTGGGGTCTAGGCGGGTGAACGGCCACCACGCCATCAGCTCCGCTTGTGTGAGCGGTTTGCTGTCTTTCTTCTGTTGAGAATCTGTGCCCATTAAAGCATTTTCTTCTTCTATATACATATGTTTCCCATGTTCTTGTTGATAAAACTTCTGTCGCCGCGCCGCATTCAAGACACTTCATTCACACTCCATCTAGTATGTCCAGCTTGGCGGCTTCCAACATAAACACACTACGTTCCGCAGATACGTTAGCGTATGCAGCTTGCAGGTTGTCCTCGCCATCAAAGAACACCACTATGCAGCTTGAATCCTCAGTCATCGCTTCTTTAATCTCATCTAAGAGTTCATAAGAGCTTTTATTCATCCTGACTACGTTCGACATTTCTCTTCCTCCTCATCAGTTAACCATTGACGCACATAAAAGTGTTTGCCCAAGTCTTCTATTTCTTCTTGTGGGTAACCATTAGCTACTAGCCATTCGTACATGTCCCCATCCTTTTCTGTATCGAAAGTCTTAGGGAATCCATACTTCCACCCGCTGGGGGGATCAATCCACTTTTTCATATTTGTCCTTAAATTTCCTTTGATGGCACATGTCTTCAAAGATATTCCACAGCTTCTCGTGCCGTAAAGCGTTGAGGGTAATGAGTCCCAGCAAGGCGTTAGCCAAATCATCTTGAGACAGTTCTGGCCCGTTGCATACACGATCAAACAGCAGGTTTAAATCACCCTCTAAATCTGCCCGCAGGATGGCCTGTTCTAAATCAAATCTATCAGACACTGTTCTTCCCCTTAAGTTTGGCTTCTGCCCATCTAGCACCATGAATAAAATCAAAGTTGTGCGTTCTAGGGTCTTTCATATCTTCATCCGTCAGCCCTGCCCATGTGCGCTGTGGTGGGTAATTGTTGCGACTACAAGCAACGCACTCATAAAGAACTTCTGCTTTGCACTCGGGGCATACAGGCTCTTGGCTTTCACTCATGCTTGTCCCCTTGCTTTGATAGCATCAAGATTGTCAATACAAGCTGCCCATGCTGATTTTGCCGTCGGGTTTTGTTCAAGCCCAGCATACACATCAGCGTGTTTCTTGCAAATTTCAGCACAGGCTTCGCGCTCCGCTTCGATTGCACTGTTAACCAACCGCAAAACCTCTTCGTCACAATCCATTAATCGTTTAAACGCAACAAGGTTTAGCTGTTGTTTGTGGAATAGTAGGTTGTAT